CCTAGAAACTTTAGAAGTTTTAGATGAGCGGTATTCCGTTTATCTACAATGTTCCAAAGGAGTTTCTCTTCTCTGCTTAATATAAATCGTTTAGCTTCTCTTGCAAAGGTGAGTGGGTATTCATGTATTGCTGGAGTGCATAGCATCCAGACTTTACCACCTTCCTGTACACCAGCTAATCCGGCAGTCTTGCCGTTAGGCGTTTTAAAGTAAACTGTATCTCCATTAAAAGCAGCAAATGGTATATACCAGCGTGGGAAATGGCCATGACCTTCCCATACTTCTCTATAGTCATCTGGTCGAAGATTAGAGGCGACCTCAACGGCTGCCTCCATTGTAATTGGGTGAATGTAGTTACTCATGTAATGCGTGTTTTAATTTATCTATGGTTTCTTGCATCCAAGATTCCCAAGGATTACCTAGGGGTAGATTCATACCTTTATACATGCGATTCTTTTTTAACCATTGCATGTATATACGTACTTCTTGTTCGGTAAAATTAATGTTATACACGTTGATAATATCTGGGTGAGTAGTCCCCTTCCCAGTTCATTGAATGTAAAGTTGCTGGTGAGGGATGGTTAGATTTTATAAATACGCTTAGGTTTGTATTTCTATCATATACTGGTATTGTATGTACATATCCTGACGCTATCGCTGCTGTACTAGCATTTATATTATCGTATTCTTTTGATTCTACTGTGTATGTATAATCTGGTCTACCTTTACGTTTTAATGTAATGTCAAGTACACCTACATCTCCAAAGTCAAAGTTCATCCTATGTAATACAAGAGATCCTCTAGTTTCAGATCTACTCTTATCTCCCTCAACTCTAGTTACAAATACTTTAGGTAACTCTACTTCAAACTCATACTCATATCCAATAATTAAATCTGTATTTACAGAAACAGTAGACGTACCAGCTTCAGTAGATGTCTTCCAGTTACCGGGTAAAGTAACTGTTTGGTTAGGAGCTGTACCTGTAATAGCAGATGCTGGAATATCATAACTTTTACCAGCTGCGTCACTATCAGTTATGCAATAAGCTGTGAGTGTACGGTTGCTATAATATCCTGCACCTAAAGTAAACGTAGTTGTATCATTAACAGTATCACGTGTCATACTGCTTGATGATATAGTTTTTTTAGTATCTAAATGTACACGGTTTTCGTCTGGAGGTGTACCTATCATCGGAGTTCCCGAAGATAATTTTATGTCAAATTTTTCTAATGTATATGTAGATCCATTATTTAATACAACAAAGTATTGATCATCCATCATACAATGAAAGATAACATTATTAGGTAATGTCCATCTAAACCATGCTGACTGAGCACGAGTGTCTCCAGATTCATAAAACTTATAACCCCATACTTCGTTAGTTGCGGTATGTAATGTACTATCTACGGAAAATAATAGAAGTTGATTTTCTGTTGATGCAGTTACATTAGTTAAATTTTGTGGAAATAACTCTGCTACAATTTTACTTTGTTCGACAACTGTAGGTTCATTTCTAGTTGAGACATCTGATATTTCATAAAATCTAGCTTCTCGTGCGGTGTTGTTTAAAAATCCTATTGTAGTTCCTAACGACACAGGATTACTATCTGAGTTAAATGCATAAGATGCTGCATACGTTATCTTAGCTGTTTCAGGAGTGAGCAAAGCTTCTGCTCCAGAACTTAGCAAGAACTGTTCACTAGCACTAAAGATAACTAAACCTCCAGCATTTTCAACAGCATCAAACAATCGAGTAGGATAAGTTGAACTAGATTGTAAATCAATAGGGTCAGCGTTAGAAATAGCCATCGCAGTTTTTACCCAAAAATTATAGAAGTCATTTACCCTAGATAGGATAATATTTTCTTCACTAAGTAAAGCTATTCTATTTCTAAAGAACACCATTTTTTGAATACGATGTCCTACAAACGACGGTTCACCATTTGTTATGTCATCTCCTACGTCACGTTTACCCCAGTCTGGATAACCAAATTGAAATGCACCGTTAGGGTAGGATTGAGCTGAACCACCATTAATAGCAAATGTCCCGGGAAGCACTCTAGTGAGCTTCAGAGGCATGGTAGTGTTGTCGAAGGTAGTTGTTATCCCCGGCTCTGCACACTCTTCCCACACGCCCTCTCCGTAGCGAACTGGGTGAACTGTAACGTTACCACTTGTTGTACCTGAGGATGCATCTGTTACTGTAAATGTATTTGTTTGAACGTTTGCAATAGTATAGTAACCATCGCTTCCATTACCACTTGTACAGTCTAAGATAACTTGATCACCATTACTATAACCATGGTTATTTAATGTTACAGTTATAGTAGATCCTGATCTTGCATATGTAGCTGTTTTAGTTAGTGGATTATCGTCTGTATCTGTTACACCTTCAGCAAAAAACTTAAGGTAGTAATCATCCATATCTTCACCACTATTAACTATACGTACAGTATATCCATGACGACATACACGAGGTAAGTCAGCTATATTATTAGCTTCAGTTGTAGTTACAGTCATTAACTGTTTTTCTGGAGATGTTACACCAAACGGTGTAGCTCTATATAAATGTAAACCATTTCCAGAAATAGTTGCGGTAATACCATGACCACTAATACTATCTAATGTTGATTTAATATCACCTAATATACCATTAGACGATACATGTTCGTCAGCACTAGATGATGTAGGAGATGGACGTACCGCTGCTACGTTAGCTCTGGATACAACGTTAACATGACTTTTAACTGTAACTGTAGTTGTCACACCTTTACTAGATGTATGTTGGTGTGTATCATTAGTTGTCCAATTTTCACCACCAAACTGTAGTTTTACATAAGGTTGGTATGTGTCGTGATATCTATCAATAGCTTCAGTATCACTATGGTTAGCATCTACCTGTGGAGTACAACGGATATCCATTTCATATCTAAGGTTAGCTTTACCAGTTGCACTATTATTAGGAGGTGACGTATCACACTTACTTGTACCTGTTTCTACATTAACAACTTCTCTACCTGCTCCTTGACAATCACCATTACTGGTACCGCTATAACTATTAATGGTACCAACTGTAAGAGAAGTAGCTCTAGGGTATGTAATAGTATTATTATTTCCCGGATCATATATGTCTAAAGCATATTGTTTACCATAAGATATAGTATCTAATGATATAAAAGCTTCATTTAACTGAGGTGGAGATTTATCTGCGGCATCAGTTTTCATTGCTACAGTTTTTCTTCTATTAACAAAGAATGTAGTTTCGTTAATAGTCATAACCTGTATATCAGAAGATTTTTCATCTGATAATGCAGTATTATCTAAGTACGTAGCTTTATTCGTACCTGCTACAAGAGCATAATCTACAGGTATTTCTACGCCGTCACTACATCTCCATATTTTAACTGCTCCATCAGCACCACATTGACCTATATACTGTTCTTCATCATCAGTATATATGTTAAACCACTTGGTATTATCAGCTGTCGAAGGAGTTATAGTATTTATTAATTGACTTCCCGGACGTTTGATAAGTTGTCTTACCACGTCTGGAACGCCGTTAACTAAGTCTACTACTTGTCCCGGAACTTTTTTTTCATCAGGTTGTGTAGACATACCTAATACGTAACTAGGTACTTTTTGTGTAACACTTGCCATTAGCGTCTAAGCATTTTATAAGGTTGATAAGATTGATATGCAGACTCGTCTGGATGTCCAAGCATGTTGTGATCACCCTGATTGCATTCATATTCCATACACGCAGCTCTAGCTTGTGACTCAAAAGTTGACATCATTTTTTGTAGTTCAGCGTTGGAAACTAATTGTACTGCCGCTCTACCGCAAGCTTTATATATAATATATCTTTGAAATGGAGCTGGTATATCTTCAAATGCTAAAAGTCTTACATAGTTAAAATAAAAAAACTCATCATCTGGAAACTCAAATGTATGATTTACTCTATCATATATTTTCCATAATCCATCTGTATCTTTTCTTCTAACAAAATCTCTTGTACGATCCCATGCATCTGCCATGTCTATACGCATAACATCTGATGGAATAATAAATTTGTTATCTGCTGTTTTACTTGTATTTTTAATATGATATTCTTTATTAAATATCCAACCTTCGCTCTGTACATCTTGATTAGATTCTTTTAATAGGTTGTATACAAATGATACCTCTGGATTGGTAAAGTCTAATTGAGATATAGGAGACTGACCTATGCTACCCAAGATTGAGTTTACTGCGGATAGTTCGGTATCGAGTGTTGTAGTTGTGGTAGTCATAGGTTAAGATTTATGAATAAAAAAAAGGGAGGTTGTGAAACCCCCCTTATGTGTGTTAAGTATATTGTCCAGAAACAACAGCACATGTGTCAACGACACCTGTACTACCAACTGTGTTATATGCTAAACGTAAGTTTTTTGTTGTGGAAGCTACCGCTGAAGGTGAGCCTGATCCACTTGTATCTGAAGGAGATATACGAGTCTCTGTACCTTGACAAGATCCGTATTCTCCAACTGCTGTTGGAACTGCCATAATATTATATTGTTAAGAAACTGTTCCTAGAAGTGTACTGTCAGAGTGCTGCCTTCCATACTCCACAGGAGTTGGAGGATTCTTGGTGATTGATTTATCAACCTGTCCAATACCGCTAAGACTTGCACCATTACCAGTAGTTCTAGTAACTGTTTGTGAAGTACCGGGTTTTAAAGACATGATTAGCTACGTGCTGAAGTTAGTTCGATTGCACCTGCTGGGTTAAGTGTTCCTACACCCATAGCAAGTCTACCAACCATAACG